TCCATTGTGGTTTCGACGGTCAAAGACTCCCCTTAGCCTGGGCCCCAAGCCGTGTCTTCAGGCACTCTGATTCAACACAAACGAAATGCTACTACGAGCATCACGTTGGCTTCTGGCAGGCGGACTCTTGAAGATCGTAGATCTCCTGAGTCTCCTATTGCAAGTAGAATCTCGGACCCGGAAGGAGTTACTCCAACTGGGTCTCAAAATCCTCCGATTCCACAGACAGAATGGGAACGCTTGGCTTATAGGCTACCTGAAGGAAGCCCATATCCTAACGTACCACTTTCTGAGCGGGAAACCGCGTACTACAACGGAGTCGCCTATATGGGTCGGCTTAATTGCCGGACTTCCTAAGTTCATCCCTGGGCATCTTCGAGGGAAAATGCGGTCGGGAGATATCCTAACTATTCGTCTGGTCAACACAGTCCTGGGCGCCTACCGTCTCATAGAGATGGAAAACGTCCCTAAACTGGAGACCATTGAAGGCGAATGGACCGGGAGCTTCCAATTGTTACCTGAATTACAGGATTTTCTCAGAACCTTTTGTAGTATGTTGCCACACTACTCCACTCTAAACTTACGGAAGCCTAAGCTTTGGTTAACCACTTCGGCTGGGCCCAATGGAGGCATTGCCTCCATCTCTGCATTGTACGACGCATATGCGTTGTACCATGACAAAGTTCTTTGGAAAGTTTTCAAAGAATGGGTATCCAGTAACTGGGGGAAGCTATGCTGGCTACTGTGGGTCGTGCCTTTCATCTCTTCTGTTATGGGGTTATACCACCGGAACAACCTCGATGTGATCCACAGCCGTCTCCATTTCATTTTGGAGCCAGCTGGGAAGACCCGAATAGTAGCAATTGCCGACTACTGGACGCAAACTGCGCTCAGAAGTCTTCACTTACTACTGTTTGATGTTCTTCGAAAGATCCCACAAGATGGGACTTTCGATCATAACGCGGCGGTGGCCCGTATACGGAAGGAGATTGGCGAGTCTTCCTCGCAAGAGGTTTACTCGTTCGATCTCACAGCTGCGACTGATAGAGTCCCGGCAGTTCTGTACCAGTGTCTCCTCGCTGAAGGGCGTAAGCCTGGAGGTGCGTGGGATTCTGAGGCGCTTTCTTGGGCGCAACAATGGAAGGATCTTCTGATCCTTCGTAGTTGGAGTTCTCAAGAAGGTGATCTACGTTATCACGTAGGTCAACCCATGGGAGCATATAGCTCCTGGGCGTTACTCGCGCTGATGCATCATGCAATAGTGCAGTTTGCAGCTTGCCGAGCTGGCCATAACGGTTGGTTCACCCGTTACTGTGTCCTAGGTGACGATATCGTGATCTATGATCGTGCTACCGCACTTAGTTATCAGGAAGTGCTTGCAGACTTCGGTATTGGCATTTCTGCTGCGAAGTCGCTCGTTTCCGAAACGGGCGTTTTCGAATTCGCAAAAAGAATTGCCAGTCCTGGAGCTGAGCTAAGTGGGGTCCCTGTTTCTCTCGTCTATGCTCTTATTAAGAACATTGACGAGCTTCCGTCGTTTCTACGATGGATGTCAGAACGTGGATTCCCTATTTGCCCAGTGCCTGCACTTGCAACGTTCTCGTATCTACTACGAACGCCCCTGGACGTGTATGCCACTTGGCTTACACGCCCAATCGGGGAACTAAGTAGATCGATACGAACAACGCTGTTCGCGCTGTGTTTGCCGGGTTACCCTTGGTACACCAGCATGACTCGCCTCTTCCAGCTGTCCGAACTTACCATCGAGCAATTAGATGCTCGAGTTCGTCATTCCGTTAGGGATGACGTTTGGTATAATCGGACCATGAAGGATGAGCTGACTCACGCTGCTGCACGGTCGGTTACGGCTGACCTTAGACCACTAAAGTGGTTGGCACAGCTTGAGATCGCTGTACCAGAGTTGAACCCTCGTAGACTTCGTCTACTGAGGGAGACTCCTAGTTGGTTTATCTGGTTAACTCCAGCATCATGGTACATAGCGGGTAGATTCTACCGGCTAAGTTCATGGTGGTGGGCCCAGAGAGTGAGGGGCTTCTTCCTTTCGAGGACGCCTGGGGTCTCTCCCGAACTTCGGGATTACCTCGTGTCGTCCGAGTTCCTTGCAAAGGTACTCGGGCTTCCAGCTTCACAGAAGCTGGGGACACTTCCAAATGGCGAAATCGATTGGACAGATGGTACCTTAGTGTCGCAACTATCGAAAGTTGGACTAACGGCTATGGGTCCACTTCGGTTAGTTCCCGAGCATAAGCTCGAACTAAAAGACCGATTGTTCCAAGCTAGGTGGTTGTACAAGACATCCAAGATATTCGCGAAGCGCTTAAGGAACGCTCCTGCGTATAACGAGGATACTTGGGCATCCCCCTAGTGTTCTCCACAGTGATGTGGGTGGAATGGCCGAAGCTCTCCCGCGGTGGTCTCCCTTTAACGGTAGGTCTAGGACATGTCTATGTCCGTAAACTTTCCGTCGGGTTCAACCCCCGAGTACGGGTAGAGTTGTGCCTAGTGGTCCTTCGCCGATCGTGCACGTTAGACGTTAGAGTCGTCACAAACCAGCGGAAAAGTCATCCGGCTGGACCGTGCGCCGTAGGGCCGGCAGACCTATACAGACATGTATAGGGCCCCGGTGGCCATGGGCAGCGGTGCTAGGACTCGTCCGCCAACGGGCGACAATGGTACCGTAGGCTGCAATAGCAGGCCGCCCCTAATGGGATTCAGGTAGTCCCATTGGGTCTCGGGCCGTGACTGGCCCAATACCAATGGACCTGGTTCGAGTACCATCCCGTATGGCTCGTTCCGGTCACTAAACGTGACAAAGGGCCTCCTAGTCGACGAGGTTATCTGTCGACCGGTCATCTGCGTGTGCAGC